ATTCCTCCCAGTTCAATTCTTCATCAACCTCGCCGCCAAAATCCCATTGATTCAGCACGAGCTTGCCATCCCACTTATCCGACCAATCGCCAGACCGGAAACACTCGGCCATAGATTTCATAGCAGACGACCAACGCTCAAAAGCTGTCGTTCGCGTGTTTATTTCTTCCAGCCAATAGCACTTGATTCGATGCGGCTTTACCGGCTCGACAACCCAAAATCGAAACTGAACCGGCTTCTGGTACAACTCAGACAAACCAGTCGAGTAGTGAGCGTCTTGCAGCCAATAGCGGAACCGTTTCACCTGCCGCAAAAACGCTTCTGGCGAAACCATCGGCGATATCTTCAGGTCATATCCGATAACGCGGTCTGGAAGCTCGCAGAAGAAATCCGGCTTGCATCGGCACTCTAGCCCCGTCTCTGCATCGGTCCAAAAAATCGACCGCTCACGATGCGTTGCTGACTTGACGAGGTCCGCTAATTCGGAGTCCATCACGGCTTTCACGCAATCAGTCACACTCGACACGTCAGCCTGTTTGAACCAGTATTTGCCCTCATTTTCCGCCGCCCAAGCTTTGTACTCTGCCCCGCGTGAATTGATCGCACCAGCCGAATTTAGAACGCTTTCCGGATAGACGGCAATCAAGTCGTCAAGCGATTTCCCCTCCAGCAGAACAGCATGTACCACGCCGCCAACTTCCATTTTCTTGGTCTGCTTTTTCAGCGGCATTGTTCCTTCAACGTACCGATGGAAAAACACCAAAGACGAATCAAGAAACTCGTTTAACTTTGTCTTGCTAACGGCGGCGTGATGGTGGTATTCCGCATCTTCGATATCGACCAGTTTTGCCGTTGTTGTTTCCAGTTCATCTTCCAAGGCCAGAAAGCTCGACATTGCTATTTTTGCGTTTGCTCGTTTGTTCATGCCGATTCCTCTCTGGCAGCTTCCCAGCGTCTTGTTTCTGCCACAATTTTCGGGCAATCTTGCGGCTCGTTTTCTATGGCGATTTCCTTCGAAACGTCATTGATATACGTGGTCAGGTTATGGATAGCGTCGCCGAAGAAATAAACCGGAACATCGACGATTTCAAGTTTTTTAGCCTTTGCAATTTGGGCCTCGACTTGGACAACGAACGATTCGAAACACTGTTCAAATTCTGATAGTCTCATTTGTCCAGCACCTCGCAGAATCGCCAGCCATACTCAATGGCCCTATCTATTAGCCAAGGTCCATCTTCTGCGTTTGAATTCCATCCAGTTAATTGGCCTTCTTTCCAAGGATCGGATTCCTTATCACGCACACGGCATTTCGCAAATTTATCGAGGTAATCCAGTTTTGCCGGTCGCCACCTTTGAACGCGGCGGACAATTGGGACTTTTGTGTAAACCGTTTCCGTTTGAATTAGCCCTCCGCCATCAAACCACGGACGACCATCGGGAATTAAATACTCTCCCGTGTACTCCCATCCTTCCGGCAGTTCCGGCATGTCCATCTCAATCTTAGGCATTACGCACCCCAAAAGTTTCTGCTAGTTTTCCAGTGTGTTTGCATCGTCGAACACCAGTTGCAACGACCCATCGACCAAGTGAATCGGCTGAATAATCTTCGCATTCGGCAACCCGTTTCCGTATCGTTTCAATCTCGGCTGGAATGAATAGTTCCGCCTTCATCTGCTCGGCAATCTCGCGGGCTGTCATTGGCTCCAATCGACCAGCCAAAAACTCCGCAATCTGTCGATGCAAAACGCTTGGCTTTTTAGCTTGTTCTGCCGCAGCTATCTTGCTTGTTTCTGGATCGTCGCGACGGGATAGACGATTCGGCTCAATTGGCGTGCCGTACTGGGAGATTGGTAGCGGTTCATGCTCAAAAAGTGATAGTTGGTTCATGGCACTTGCTCCGCGACTGCTTTTTTGTCGTACTGCTCGATCCCCCACGCGATTGCGTAACATGCCCATTGAAAGCGGTATGTGTACTCATGAGCCGAATATTGCCACATGTCAGAAAACCATTCGCCGTCTATAACTTCACCCTCAAAATATTTAGCAATTTGAATCACATCGCCAAAGCAGGATGCGTCTATCTCGATTTCATCCATCAACAAATCAAGCTCTTTGTCGACATCTGGCATTTTTTCAGAATCCAAGCATTCCACATGCTCTTTAACAATCTCCTTAACAATTTCTTTGGCTCTATCTAGACTGAACTCTTTAATTCCATCGCGGTCTTGAGCGTCCACTTTCTCGGCCCAGTAGCTGAGGTTTATTCCGCGATCAGGGCGGCGAAAGAATCCAAACATGTCAGTTCGTTCGAACAAATAAGATCCCATGTCACCGCAGTAAACGAGGCGACCGGGGAACGTCACTAGATGAAAATGCTGGATGCCTGTATCTGGTGCTTTGAACCGCAGGTGCCGATAGACGCCGTTGTCAAGCAAGACTTCCATTTCGTGTTTTTCAACGCACTTTAGAAATTCGTCTTTTGTCAATTTATTGCTCATGGCTACCCCACATCAAAGCAATTGCACTCAACCCACAAACCAACACAATCAAAAAAACGTAGACCGCGAACTCAACGCCGTTGCTGCTCGGTTCAGATTCAAGTTCCTCGATAACTTCCAGACGATAGCAAACCATATTGCACACGGCATTCCACAGCGAAAACGCTTCGTCTACGTCGATAAAGCCTTCAGCGTTGAGCCACAAGATATGACTGCGTATTAACTCACGGTCGCGCGGTGTCTGCCAAGCCCGCGTGATTGCCTGGCCTCGTGACGGTCTGACTCGAATCGTTCGCCCTCCGTCTTCCCAGTAGACGATTGACTCAAACACTTCCGGCTTGTCTGCCTCGAATCCGTTTTGCAGCCCGTTTAGAAAGTCTTGGCTCATGTGGTTTCCTTTCGTTAAAACAGCATGGTTTTCGACACGTTGCGAATCCACAAAACTTCAGTGCGTTCTCTAGCCCCGTCAGCAAATGCTTTGCGTTCGACTCGTTCCCAATCACGCAGAGTCTTTGTCGAATCGTGCGTTTTCATCACTTCGAAGGCGTGCCGATTTTCGATCACAACGCCTCTAAGTCGGTCAATCATCCAAGGGATAGCTTCAGCGTAGTTTCTCCAATCATGCGCTGGTGTGGTTCCGCTACGATTGCTGTTCGCCTGGCCTGCTCCACTGGGTCGCATGAATGCTCATAACTCTCAACCTTCCGAACCAATGAACATACGCATCAGCCGTCGAATCCGACTTGTGTTGCAAACGAATCCTTTCGCGAATCTGATTTTCAAACTGCATACGTCACCTTGATTATTTGGAAGATTATTTGGAATGATTCCGTTTAATAAATTGTTCGTCGGACTTACCGATTCCGAACTTCTGACCAATGATAAGGCGAAGTTTGGCTGTGCTCGTAGCTTCCATTTACGGGAAACTCGACCATGACCGTATCGCCTTCAATCGACTCAATCCGCCCGTGATTGTTTGGCGGCATCCCTGGACGCAATCGACGCAACATTGCCAATCCTTCGTCCAGCACTTCAACTTCGTCACCAACCTTAAAATCAATCATCATTCATCACCTTATCAAAACAACGTGCTCTTTCACGGCTGATCCAATCAATCAAGCCGTCACCAAAATCAACCAACAATCGACTCTCGACAGGATCGACTTGCACGACTGATACAACCGATCCTTCCGCCATCTCAAACGATGTTTGGCCGACTCGAAATCTTTGGTCGTGAATCAATCGCAACCTAAATAAAGCCGACGAACAATCGGATGCACCGAAGTCGCGTAATTTGTCGTTTTTACTTGTCATTGTCGTTCTCCGCGACTCGGTGATCCGTGGCGTTCGGTGGACTTAGATTCCGAACTTTTTGCCACAGTTCCAGCAAGTGTATTCGTGGAAATGCGATGGACTTCCATCACCTCCCTTGTCTTTTGGGTAATCGTGATAGTCCACGCTTCCGAACGACGCTTCGCAAACTTCTGGAACTTTGGCAATGCCAAGCGTTAACCGCAACCATCGAATAAGCCGCTTCATTCTGGGCACTCCTTCAACGCAACAAGAGCCTTTTCCAGCAACTCGATACACTGCCCAATCTTCCAGCGTACCACCACGTAATTCATCGTCACCGGAAGATGCTCACCACCTCCAATGCTCATTCGCAAGATGCCTTGCGGATCATCCGGTAGGTGACGGCAAAACCTCCCTCAACTGTTCGCCGGCGTCACGCAACCTTGAATACATTGACGACCTCACCATGCAAATCGTTGTAGACTTCTGCATATGAACGATCTTTTTTCATTAACACAGAAGCTGCACCTCCAAACGGTTCCACGTAACAACGATGTTTTGGAAAATGACTGATAATCCAATCTGCAAGCATCCATTTTCCGCCGTGGTATCGCATTACCGGCCTCTTAACAACCTTTCTCACGCTGTTTCCTTTTGTTGTTTCGCGTCGTCACGCATGATCTGCACCGATTTATCAGCAACGAATCCAAGGACAACCATCGAAGTCCGGATTTCCGCTACCTTAATCGTGCAAATCTCAACTCCGTCTTTCGAGATCGTTACCTTCTCACCCTCTTTGCGTGTCAAAATCAACATGTCGTCTCCTTTGCGTAGTTGAAATGTCGATGTCAACCGTAGTGTTGTCGTATGGTTCATGCCCAATCCAACGAATGTTTTTGAGAAAATATGTCTTGCAAAGATAATCATCAATCTTTCGCATCATTTCCGCTGTTGGTGGATTCCATGCTGTCTGGAATTCAATAAGGATTGGCGACTCGTCGCCGCCTAATTCGTGCGTTTTTGTGCCGTATGTTCCCCACTTTGTTCCCCAATGCTTTAATTGCCATTCATACCAATCTGACGCTCCGTACTTTGCTTCTAATTCAGAAACATCTTTGTCGGTCATCAATACCCGCTCCCAGTTGCACTCGTCGTCTCCAACTGGTCCATTGCAATCTTTTGACCATTCGCCTGTCGTCTTGTTCCTGTAACGACACTTTGGATTTGTTGCGACTATTCCTTCAAGTTCTTCAGGCAACTTGTTAACCAACTCGCATAAGTTCGCATCTAATAGAGGCTGAAAATCAATGGAATTTTTTCCATCTGCATCAAGGCAATCAAAATCTCTGCCGCATAAACCAACTATTAAAAAATGATTTGGCATTAGTCTTCCTTCTTATGCAAAATTTAGTTGTCTTGAAAAAACGGGCATCGTGCCCCCTCGTCCGTGAGCCGCGCGACTAAGCCGCGTGGTCCTGTTTCAATCGCTTAAACTCAATCACCCAAACCCAAGGATTCGCCGCCCATGAATCGGGGCCGTTGATTACGCACCAACGATTACCAAAATCTGGAATAAACGAACCGCAATCACCGGGCAAGCAAATCGATTCCTTGCAGCCCTCCGCCTTAGCGTCGGCCTCACTGACATCATGCAAACGCTCCACTCTTATGCCGGTAATTTCCAGCGTGATCCGAGAAGCCCAGCGAGGCATAAGAATTGACGGACGCCAACTAAGGTTTGGCTCAACTTCTCTTGGGTCTGGCGTGCCCCAACATCCGTAGTCATATTGAAGATCGCGTTTTACCTAATCCGCATTCCTCAAACATCGCCGATCGCCCGCGTTTAATCGACCATTGAACCGCACGCTTTTGCCATTCAAACAAACTGCCATTGATCGCAGACAGTTCAACGTCAAAACCAAACGGCTTAACGTCCCGCTGTTTCGACCTGATAAACTCTTGATAATCCATTCCCTATTCCCCTTTTCTAATCGACTCAACAAACTCAAGAACCTTTTTAACCTTCGCCCAATCTGCACCGTGATCGGCTGCAATCTGTTCGCCATCTTTCATCCAGTCATCGAACGAATGGCATTGGCAGCCGATTGATATTCGATCATCGCCAGTTCCTTGAACAGTTACATTCCAAAGCAGTAAACCTTGTAGCTGGATCGGAGTTGATTGAAACTCCCCGCCGAAAAAGCGCCCGCCATGAAACTCCCTGCCGAAAAAGCGCCCGCCGTGAAACTCCCCGCCGCGAAACTCCCCGCCGCGAAACTCCCCGCCGTGAAAGTCCCCGCCGAAAAAGTACCCGCCGCGAAAGTTCCCGCCGTAAATTATCGCAGGTCCAGCAAAAGCGCATTCGTCAGACGGATTGACAGAGACATGTACCGCAGCCTCGCCAATCATCCGCCAATCAGACTCGGCGCCGCCAAATACGTTAATCGCTCTTTTGATAACTTCGTTCACTTTATTTCCCCTTTTCTAATCGACCACGCCACTAAACATTGACTATTCCACTCGACAACGTAACCCGTCTTTCCCTTGTATTCAAACGAACTAACCAGTTCGCAATCGTGCCAAAATACGCCGTTGAAAAATTGCATATTTTCAGCACGCTCAACCTCGTAGGCTTTATAAAAATGATCGCCGCCAACGAACCTAACGCCGTACTGATTAACCCCCCAGAAGTCATAGAACCAATCGGCCAGATGGTAATGACCGCTAACCGGATGCAGCGTCATTGCTCGAAAGTTTGACATTACACCCCCAACAATTCACAGCCCGGTGATTTTAACTCACGCAATGCAACGCCAAACCGACCTTAACAAATGTCGTCAAGCCTTTTTCAACGGTCGCCTCAAGCGTTCGAAGCCGTTGGTAATCTTGTTTTGTCAGGTTGTCTTGCTGGAGAGCAATCGCCATTTCGTCAATCCTTCTTCTTTTGCTTTTCAACCGCCGCCAGCAAAACACGCAACATCCACTTTGTTCGGCACAAACCGGACGACCTAGCAGCCTTGGTAATCGCGTCCCAATTCGAAGCGTTAACACGCCCAAATATTCGAACCGGCGTTCGATTGTCCTTGCCAATCCAAGGCCGACCTGCTTTTCGTTTCTTGCCCATTAGTCCCCGTGACGTTCCAGCTCTTTTCGTCTGACCTTAACTTCCTTCTCGGCATTGACGCCCAACCTGATCGAACCGTCCCCGATTCGCACAACCTCGACTTCGATGATTCGGCCCTCTGGCGTCTCGATAATGATAGTCTCGTTTTTCTTCCGTGACAGAACTAGCATGATATCCCTTTCAGTATTTCGACGGCTTGATTTAACAACTCGTTGACTCTCGCAAGATCCCCAACGTGTCCCCAGTGAGTTGACTCGCTGGGAGCAATTACGTCCTCAATCAATTGCGATAGCTCGTGAACCGCTGCTGATGCTTCGATGTGCTTAACAGCGTAGGCGTTTTCGACTTCCCTAATCATTGATTTCGATCATTGTGATTTTCTCTTTGTTTTGTTCCGCTGATCCACACTGCCAGCCGCGACTGCCGCAGCGAGAACTCGTCGCCAGCAGGTAAACGTGATGCCGTGGAAGTTCGCATCGATCGCACCGCGCTCTGCCTGATGTTCCTCGCCTCTCGCCCAGCGCATCAAAGCGTGTTCGATTACCATTTTTGTTTTCGGTTCGTCGTAGCCACACTTTGACAGCTCTGCCATTCCTGCCTCTACATTCACAGGATCGACGTTGTGTCCTGTTTTTAATCCAACTCGCATGGTTCAATCCTTTCTTGTTCGTGTTGTGTTGCTTATCGTTGTACTCGTTTAGTTTTTTTCAGTGCTTGAATTTGCTCCCAGACTTTATTTACTGCGTTCCAAGCTTCTTGCCTGTCTTCATTCGAAGCATAGATGCTGGAAGCAGTTCGGTTCGCTGCCTCCTCCAGCTTTTTGTACTTCTTCATTAGTGTTTCGTGTCGTGTCATCGTTAATCCCTTTTTTGTTTGTTTGCGGTTCGTTCGTTCCCCGCATGCTTCCCAATCACTAAGCCACCAATCGAAAACCATCCTGCAAACGGATGACGACACATTTGGCTATAAAATCTCATTTACTACTACCTGAACTTTCAAAAACGCTTCTGGTGAAATGACTATCTTTTTTGTTGCGACTTGGCTTAGGTATGTCGGAGAAAGACCGGTTCGCCTTCCAAGTTCTCGCAACGAAATGCTGCTGCACGCTTTTTTAATTACTTTGCTTCCGCTGGTCGAAAGAATCCGGCGAACTTTGTCGCCAGATTCGATCCACTCTCGCACTACGCGAGCTTCTTCGCTGCCCATGTTCGCAATCCCTTTTCTGTTTTGAACTTGCCACAGGTTAGCGTTGCTGTTTCGCCTTTGTTGACATACAGGCGGGCTTCCCATTGGCTTCCTTCGTCGTTGCGAAAGGCGATTACTTTTCGGCTGCCGCTGGTGATCTCGATCGTTTGCATGTTTTCGTTTCCTTGTTTGTAACCATCTTATCGACGTGTAATTCGCTGTAAATACACTTAATTGGAAAAAAACTCCAGAATTTTTCGGAATTGACGTAAACCGGTGGGCATCAACGCCTTTGGACACGCGATTTTTTTTGCACATTTCGGTGCCAGCAATGTTTTGCCGCGTGTTTTTGATGGTCAGAAAACAACCGCCTGTTGGGTAATGGCAATTTGGTGCACAAACTGGTGTACAGGAAAACGCGTCTAATGTGTTGTGATACCTGCTCGGATATAGTATTAACGTGCACGGCGACGGTTGCGACGGCGTAAAAAAGGAATAAACATGTTCAGCGTCATTACGGTCCTTGCTGGCGACTTCAAAAACGGGAAAGGATCGCAGTTTGTGGGGGACTCTTTCTACATGGAAAAGAAACCTAAAGATTTTTTCGGATGGTTGTTTGTTGGGTTTAGGGAAAAAATCAACGTATCGAGCGTCATTGAAATCGATTTGGCCTCGACAGAAAACGTCTCTAGCCTGTTCGGGTCGCTCGCTGGCGGTGCTGTTGGCGGGATGATCCTTGGCCCCGTTGGTTTATTGGCAGGACTCTTGACTGGTGGTCAAAAACAACGAGTAACCTTTGTTTGCAAATTCAAGGACGGAAGAAAATTCCTTGGCTCGACTGACTCTAAAACATGGACTGCAATCATGGCTGCGCGCTTTTAGTTTCAGCAGTTTTCTGATAGTCACACGTCAGACATAACAATTCCGGCTGGCAGTTCTGATGTTTCGTTTCAGTGCATCTTCGTTCGAGCTTTTCACACCAATAGACCTGCACCAAATTTCCGCGACTTCCGCAAAGTTCGCTGCGGACAAGCTTTACTGGTTCGGTTGATCGGTGGCAGCAGGTCAATTTTTTGTCGCTTCCATTCTTAATACTCGAATCGGAACTGCGTCTAGCGGTGTAGTTTGCAGCAAGCCATAGAATCCAACCGGGAACAATCCATTAACTCGATCATGTGCAGTCGCCCCGCTTTCGTATGTTATGCCATGAGAGTAACAAGGATGCACAACAGTTCCGCTGATTCCAGCAATCGTATTGCTTCCGCAATTTAACGCGACTGAAAAAGAACGGGTCAGGCTTCCTGAAAATGTCTCCGGCGATGACTTGCTTTGCCATTCGACGTAATACGCCGGTGGAACAGCTCTGGCGTAAAAATATCGCCCGCTGTAATCGACTGTTGAAGTTACATTAACCGTGTTTCCACTACCCCACTGCAAAACGATAGTCGAGTTTAGGTAGATGTCAATGAACGACTTAACAAACGGCTGAGGATCAAGATTAGAAAACGGACTTTGCAGCGGGTCGAAAATTGAAAGCGTAGTTTGGCCGATTCCAGTTGGTGTATAGATTTTGATCCGCGTCTCGTATCCGACCCCGGCATTTATTCCGCTTGCAGTGACAGCCACCATTTCCGTCTCGGTGTAGAACGGACCACCATAATGCCTCTGCACAATCCCGCTTGCCCCAGGTGTACGCCTAAACGTAGTCGCCATATTGTATGACGGATAGCCGCTTATCAAACTTGGCGGTCCATATCGACTTGTTCCCGCTGTCGCATGATCGAACTCCCACGGACTTATTATCCCGTAGCTGTTTTGCGTAAAAGTAAAAGTTGACTGTTCCGCGGATCTCCATTGTGCACCGACCGTACCAACAGCACCAGCTGAGTTGAAGTTTGCCTGCGTTTCAAAATAGCTAGAAAACGAAATAGGTGGATCTGTGCGGCATGGATTAAGTGGCGATAATCCACGACGGTATCCCCAAGGTCCGCACACTTCCGATTGCGAAGCGAACTCACACGTTCGCGGGAACTCATTAACGTCGAATGCGGCAGGGCAATAGTAGTTTGGATAATGCGCAGAACACGGAACCCCAACGCAATGACTCCCACCGCCCTGCGAACAGCACCCGCAGCCCAGCCCCTTCATAAACCCAACCATTACACGCTCACGCTGAACAGGCCAAGGGTTGCGTCAATGTCGATTGTGTGCGTCAATCCAGTTCCGTACGACAACCCAACGCCGTAGTCGATGTAGCAAACCAATTCATCATTAGACGCTGTGTCGTTGTACAAAACCGCATAGCGAAACGTCGCCATTGTGCCGCCCGAAGCTGTCCATGTAACATCATCGCCATTTAGGTAATAGGTTCCGCTTGAACTCGTTGACGTTACGCCGCTCCACGTCGCTCCGCCAGCAGTATAGCCGTTACCTGCCCCAATCTCAGTGATGTCCGCCTTGACCGTGTTGGAAGTCGATGGAGCGGTATTGGTTAACATCCATTTGAGCGTGTCGCTGGAAAGATTGTGTTTCTTTTCCATCACAGCTTCAATGAACGAATGAAAAAATACTGGAGTTGGCATTTTTGTATCCCTAAACTGGAACCACGCCAACCGGCGCGGTATAGGTGACTGTGCGTGGAATTAAGGCTAACGTGCTGGACGTGATTGATTCAGAATAGGCATCGCTTGTGTCGTTTGAAATCAGGCTTAGTGGCGCGTTAATCTGCGATCCTTCGTCGCCGCAATCCTCGCTGACAACCCACCACAACGGATGCCTATATTCGGCCCATCCATAGCGATCGCCATTCGCACAGGCCGCAGTCGTTCCCCAGTTCCAAACGGTGATGTTTTCCGTCGTGTCTGATATCACGCCAGAAGTCGATGCAGCGTAAACGTCACAACTAGCAGACCCCATTAGCGTTCCGACACGTTGAGGAATACCGCCCGATGGAGCTTTGACAAGGACTTGGCCGCACGCATCTATCGCCCACCAATCTCCCCACGAATCTTGAGAAGCCATGATTATCGTACCGCCGACGACAGCCGAGCCTTTATTGTAAACCTTGACAGCTTGCGTCGAATCCGTCAGCACCTTAGTCCCGCTGCCCCAACGACGAACCAGCGTGCAAACAGCTTCACCAGGTGTCGTTCCACTCGCAGCAGGAATACCACCACTGGGAGCCTTAACCAAATAATGCTGACCTGAATAGTCGCCAGAAAACGACTCGCCAGCAGATTGCATTATCCGACGAATATCGGATTGCATCTGACGCAGTTTCCAGATGTCAGTCTGTTCTAGCATTAGGCTTCTGTAATGAAGATATCAGCAACCACCGCGGCGGTATTTGCACGACCAAAGATTGACAGCGTAGACAGTTTGAACGGTCCCGCTGGTTCGCCTGCGAGGATCTTGACGAACCCGTAAAACGCTCCCGCGACTTCAACGCCAAACTCGACATAATTTGTCGTGTCAGTGTTCTTGATATAACACCAACCCGCACTAGCCAAGTCGCCAACGCTGACAGCCTCGTAAGTTGTGCCGATAGTTTGACAATTGCGAATAAACTTTGTCCCGCTCAAATCAACGGTGCTTGAAGTAGTTGGAATTGTCGTGGAAAGATTCGATTTCAAAACCGATATTCCCGAAATGATTGTGATTTCGTCTGCCATATTAAAAGATTCCTAATCCTGTAAAGTCAACTTCTGGATACATGCCGAATTTCAAATAGATCGCGTTGGAAGGTACTGGATTTGTTAAGGGCTTGCCGGATCCATTAAACAAAACAGGTTCATTGACCGGCTGTCCATTCGCACCCATAACCCGCCCGATCTTGGGTTGACCTGCCGCAAAGTCCGCTGCCGAATACGTCCCGCCTCGTCCATCATAATCGCCGTTGGCAACCTTTTTTGTAATCCCTCGATCTAGCTCATAATGGAACCAATCATCCTCAAGCAGTTCAATTGTAGTGTTAAACCAGCGACGATCATAAATCAGGTCAACTGACGTTTGGACATTGGCAAGCAAGCAAGTATTAGCTGCGAAAGTTTTACTGAATAAAACAGCACCGTTAGTCCCGCCGTAGTTTGTGTAATCCAGCATTTCCAAAGTCACTGGATACTTATTAGTTTTGTTCAAATACTGTTTGTAATCAAACCATGTTTTTTCGTAATACTGAACACGATAGCCAGCCATTGAGCTTCGAACTTCAGGGGCAGGGATAATCGGAGTTTGTGCCGAATTGCAAATCGGCATGTCAGTAAATGGCGGAAAGTCTGGATTGTCGATGCCAGCCGATATCCGATTTGCTTTGACGAACTCGATAAACGTACCGGCAAAAACTGGTCGAACTGTGTCAACAAAAAACGGAGTCACCGTCTGCGATTGGCTCTCAATATCCGTTTCGCGTAACCACTCAAAGTCCGCTGAGAATATCCAGTAGTAAACACCCTTATTCGACTGCCCTCGTTTGAACCCGTAAACACGCCGACAGATTGCCGATATGTCAAACGAATTGCCATAGGTCCAAGTCGTTACACCCTCCCTTGGAAACGCGAAATGTAACGCAATTTGACTAGGCCCATCGAATTGATTATTGCAAGTCGCTCGATATTCGTTTGTGTAAGATGCTGCACCACCGCGAACATCTGCACTAACCGAGCGAGTTACTTCAATGTAAGTGCAGCCCATTAGAATATGCCTTTCGTTGCGAATCCTGTCGGATCGTCACCATGTACACCGTCACGGATTTCGCCAAGAATGATATTCGCCTCTTCCTGTTTTTTAATCATATCATCAATCGGCCCTGCGACGTTTACTTTGTACAATTGCTCAAACGCTGCTTGGCTGCCAAATTGTGCGGATTGCGGGTTTACGCTGGCCTTTACATTGATATCGCCCATCGACTTCATGTCCATCGCAACATCGCCGATCTTGCCAAGTTCAGCCCATGCGTTTCCGGCCTGCGCTTCAAGTGCACCTAATGCCAGCGTGATGGTTGCGATAGCAGCACCAACAGCCGCAGCCTGCTTAAATGACAGCCCACGAATTGCGCCCAAAACTGTTTCTATCAAAACTTGCGCCTTGGTTATCGAGTACAATAGTCGCATCGTGGTTATCATGGTTCGCATTACAACAACCAACCCACCAAGCAGCACAATCGTTCTCGCGAGATGTCCGCCCCACCCTCCAAATAACGTAGACAGCATATTTATCGAGGTCGCCACGAGAGCCGCAATCGTTGCCACGACTTGCAACAGGTCGCCCATACCTCTCAGCACTCCGTTTAACGCGGTGCCTGGCCTAATAGCTTCCGCCATTTGCCGCATCAATAATTCGAGCGTAGGAGCTAATTGGACAGCCACATGACGGGCAACGCCCTGAATAGATGCCATCAATTCGCCAAACGCCCAATTCGCATTTTCTACCAGCGATACTTGCGATTCACTGAGGCCGAGCTTGTACATTGCCGACCACTTGGCCGCCCGCTGCAATGCCGCTGCGCTTTCATTCAAAACCGGCAATATCTTAGTCCATGACTTCCCGAACAACTCTGACGCAACTCGCATCTTGTCCATTTGTGTCAAGTCGACCGATGAAAACGCATCCGCAACGGCTTTGATTTTGCTTTCGAGCGACAACCCCAAGAACGCTTTGCTGTCGATATTGAGAACCCGAAACGCCTCAGCCAGTTCCTTGTTACCAACGCTTGCCTCGTAAGCCTTTAACGACAACTTGCCAGCGAGTGTAGAAAAGTCATCAACCGACTGACCGGATAAATTAGCCGCAATCGTAAGCCGGTTCATTTCGTCAAACGCCACGCCGAAAACCGCTGCCGCATCTCCGATTTCGTCGATTCGGTTGAACTCATTTCGAAGCGTGCTGATCGCTGCACCTAGCGAAACGGCAGACGTTATTCCAGCGGTCAACGGCCCGGCAATGTCAAATAGTTTTTTTAGTTCTCTACTTGCCTTCTTGACATCTGATGTAAGTTTGCCAGTAGACGCTCGAAGGATAATGTCTAGAGTTTTTACAATCGCCATTAGATTAAACCCTCTTTAGCCAAAAACGCCGCGCCGCCTGGAATCGATGCGATCATTTGTTCCCGCGTCAATTCTTGCTCAACTTTCGGCATTACGTCTGCAATCTCCAACTTTGCACCGCCCATCGAATTAGCGACTGAAACAACCACTTGAGCAATCATCTGTTGGTTGACGACTGGCCCAAACGGACGATGCTGCCACAACCACAACCATTCGCAAAACTGCTTGTCTGTTAACTGTTCGTCAAGGTAATCTGGATGAACAACACCAAGTTCTAACGCCAGCCAGAAACGAAACTCGAACCCGGCCAGCGTTTCTAGTTTTTTCCAAATTCCTCGCGGTCTTTGTCTGTCACCTTCGACAGTTCTAAAACACGCTCGAAAATCGGTTCAATGAACGAATCTTGCCACGAATCAAACAACTGCCGATCTTCCGATTTCAACAGCAAAGAACCTGTTTCATCGACCATGCAAGATGCGAGCACAACCCACCGAACATCGCTGCAATCCTTCGCAGTTTTTTGCCCGCTGACAATCGCCTCCATCTTTGACCGCGTACCCTTTGACATAGGCTTTAGGTATACGGTCGTTTCATCGTCAACCTGAAACGGTTCGGCTTTGAAAACACCGGCTTTCGAAATAAACGAATCACGCAAACTCATTTGATTAGCTCCAGATTAGACTTAGACCGGCGCAGTTGTTGACCACTCAATGCCCGCCGTTGGTGCAATTGCAATGGTGTATTTCATGTCGTTGTTTCGGTCTGTCGTAACCTGTGAAACGTCAGCCAAATAGCCTCCGTGGTTGCAATAAACCGTTGTCGTCGTTGTTCCTTGGCCAGGATACAAAATCGCAAAATGCAATTTGGTGCCCGAAATGCAATACTCGTACAAATCGTCAAAGTGCTGCGTTTCACCGGCTCGCAGTTTCAAGGTTGCCACGGTTTGCTTGTGCTTTGGCGTTGTCGGTTCTTCAACGATAAGCGTATCTGACAAGCACGGCTCCACTTCCTCCACGTTTGCGCTAACTCCAGGCGGGTCGTACTCAGTCATGCAATACAACTCAGTAAACGTCATTGAGGTAGTTGCGGTCACAGTACCTGGAACCGCGTAAAACAATTTCATTCCAATCGGTTTCATCTATCATCCCCTACAGAAAGGCTGTTAATTTCAAAGCACCAATAAACACCCGGTCATCTGAATCAACAGATTTCAAAGTGTAGTTGTCATCGTGTTCGTCAACGTCGAACGCATGAACGTATGCCGTCGCTGCGTTTTCGTCAGTAAACGATACTGCGTGAATCGCTGTCGCTCGCAAATGCTGCTTTAGAGCGATTGTCAAATCCCGCTGTTCGTCGATGTCATCGCTTACCACCTCAACATCCACGAAAACCGTATCCGGCAAAATTCCGATACACAGCGTCGGCTCTGTTGAGTCACCAGAACGGCCAATCCAAACAAAAGGAAATGCCTTTTCCTCTGGTACCACTTCGCCGACATGGACAGACGTAAACGATGCGTGAGTCTTGATGTGCGTAATAATTGATTCCGTTAAGTCTGCCATGATTGCAACTCCTTATCAATTCGTTCTGCAACATGACTAGAGAAAGACGATAACGCCGCTGGTCCGCGACTATCTGCAACTTTTTTGAGATAATATTTTGGCTTAACTTTTCTGCGGTCGCTAGTTAATCCAACCAAAGAACTGAGCGTAACATTTCGCTTTTGCTTCGGAGTCCATCCGTATTCTAGAAAACTTCCATAGAATGTGTCGCCAGTAAATGCTTTGGCTGATAAACCTACCCTCACCCCAACTGATGTTTTAGTTCTCTTTGGATGAAGATCAACCGAACTTCTTAGTTTACCCGTACGCATCGGAGTAGCTCGACGTGCGGCGGAAAGCAGGAATCGCTCTCCTGCACGCTTCGCTTCTTGCCTTAAAATCTTTCGCTGCATTTTATCGGGAAGCGTTTTCAATCGCTTTAGCAAATTCGCAGCTTGTCTTTCGTCAAATTTCGCTTCTATCATTGCTCGCCCTTTGAGCATAAACAGCGAACGTCATCCAACTTTTCCCCGTCCTCGATAACTGCACCAATGCCGTAAATTTCCGACCGCCACGAAATCCGATGGCTTGTTGTCAGACGGAATGTTTTAGGCTTTCGCATTATTATTTCAAACGCTGCGTTTTCGACGATTTTACGCGCCTGCTCTCGCTCCGTCCCGCTGAGGTTGACGACCTGCGCATATCGCGTATCGACATTAGTCCAAACATTTGTCGACTGCCCCCGGGTGTTTGTTGCTGTTGCCCGCGATTGAATCGTTACACGCTCTCGCAATATTCCGGCACGTATCTGCGTCATTGTATTACAAACTCCTCGAACTCGTTATGCTTGAGAAGTTGTAACATCGACTCCACGGCATGTTCGATATCCTTAGATGCGCTGCCAACAAGCACCGTTTCGCTGTTTCGGAACCAATGCGCAACAAGCATTTTAATAGCGTGCTTTGCCATATCCGGAACCATCATCGAGTCAGCACCGTAACCAGCAACAAACGTCACCCGCACTCGGTTTAACGTGTCGTCTTGAAGGTCAGGCCAGTCTGTTGATGTCGATGGTAGCCGTATTCTGGCAGGACAGCTAATCAAGTCCGTCTGCAATCCAGTCAATGTCGTCTCAACCCCAGCAGTATTGAGATATTTGACGCTTGTCACGCTCGAAATTGGCCACAGCGGAAGGTTTAGCGTTGAACAACGCGGCCAATTGTCCCAATAGCCAGTGTAGGACGTTTCAATCAACTCCAAATGAGTCTCAGCACGAACATATTCCGCAGCCGTACGAATGTAATCGGCCAACATGTCATCAAACGCTGTTTCGTCGTTTTCGATTCTCAGATGAGCTTTGACGCTTACTAGATTGACCGGCAACGCTGCTGGGAATGTCAGTTGTTTTAGTTTCATCCGTCACAATCTCCGCTCGATTGAACCGCACCAAGCAATCCGCCATGCCAGACGGCATTTCGGTAAACTCACGCCCGGCTGGGTATCCATTCCAGTCTTTTGTCAATCTGATTTTCATGCCCAATCATTCTGGTAAACGAACTCATGTTTTCCGTTTTCGTCAAACTGTGTCACGACTTCTTCCAAATGGCCAATGTTAGCTGTCGGATCAACCCACACGCTTAGACCTGCTGATTTCCACTTGTGCCAAAAGTAAATGTCGTCATCAATCTTGTCAGTCTCCCATCGCCCGTCCGCGTTCGGAGTGCACCAAAACCAAGGCTTTGGAACGTCTTTCAGTTTGTCCAGCTTGATTACTGTTAGCCCAAAGTGAGCGGTATCGACCTTGACTGGCGACCCGTCCAACTGGACCTCTGTTTCTCGACCGATCGTAAACAGCGGATACTTCATCGATCGCCTGCACTGCATTGCGGCCAATGCGTCAATGTCGTCTCTCGATGCCGCCATATTGACCAGCCGATGCACGTCTTGGCAGCGAAAGACTGAATCAAAATCCACCGTCAAGGCATATTCGATTCCGTTATCAATCGCCTGCTCAAGCATCTTCTGCATACACTGGCCATAAAATACGCCGCTCGATACTGTCAGCGGAATCTTGGCCTGTTGCAATGCAACGTCGATCTTGTTTCGCACCCAAACCGCCTCGTAACGCGGGGCAGTCATGAACGCGCCTATTCGCTTATGTGTCATACTGTTTTAGCTCCAGTAACCGTTTATTTTCGCCAGCAAACTAAACCACCGCGACGTTATTCGCGTTGGCACTGTTTGCCAGTTTGTTTTCGCCGTCCAAAATCCCAACCACTGACGACAAAACCGCGCCGTTGGTTGTGGTGTCTGGCGTAAGAGCGATTCGCAAATAACGCTTGCGGCCCTTCAAATCGACATGCAGAACGTAATTTGTTGCTGCCGTGTTGTCGATTGTTTGTTGGCTTGCTGCGTTAAAGGTTGCGAAATTTGTCGCGGTCGTGTCATCTGACTCAAGCAGCGAAACTGAAACACCAGTTGCGTTGGTGTTCAATTCAACCCCGATATTGCAAACGATGGTCGCATAATCAGCACCTTTGCAATCGAGGTTTGCCGTGCGTGCTGTCGTGGCTGCCGCGATTGGCGACAGCATCACGCTGTAAGTTGCACCTTGAAGACTTTTCATTTATGTGAATCCTTATTGACGTTGTTGAGAAAAAGCAGGTAGCGGTTGCCCACTACCCGCCACGGTCCACCTGGAGCTAAACAGATGGACTAAACTAGGCCGCGTTGAACTTCAAGCCAACAATCGCTCCGGCTGTAGTGGATGTTCCAACATCGTGGACATTGATGTCCAACCGCTCAGTTACACGCAACGCCAATGCGTCGGAAGTGAAGTAAACCGAGCTATCTGCTGCCATCGTGATTCCGCGAGAATCACCCATCGCACAAGCCATCGACAAATCGCCGAAATACGCGAAAACCAATCCGCTGTGGTCAGTCGTGTCGTCAGTGCCAGGCAATGAGTTTGCGATGACAACTGGATGACCCATAAACACGCTTTGACCGAGACCAGCATTGAAGTTTTGCGTAGCGTTTCCGCCAGCGGCTAACGCCAGACGCTCGGCAGCACCGGACCAACACGCTTGAGACATGTACCACTTCGGCATCAGTCCGGCGTACTGAGCAACGGCCGACTTCGCGGCATGGAATGTCGCAATCGTCAACTCGGCGAATGTGTCAACATTCGATGCGGTTGTTTTGATCGCACCAGCCGCTAGAGCGTTGGCCAGACCAACAACACCGCCATAATTACTAGTTCCGTCGCCCTTGAATCCAGCTTCATCTTCTGCCAATGCCAAAGCGTAAGCAAATTCAGTCGCGATGATATCGCCAAGCATTAGTGCGGAGTCTTCCATCAACTCGCTGGAAAGTTGAGTCAAGCAGCCTAATTTCTTGGCCGTCAATTGCACTTGAGCAAACGCCATATCACTTGCTGTGATATTCGCGTTTTCGCCAACCCAGTAGGTCGTAAAACCGCCATTGCGTTTTGGCACTTTTGTTGACCCGCGAGGCATCGGCCACACTCGCCCAATGTTACGACGGAAAACGCCGTAATCAGCGACCAACCGAATCAGCGTAGATTCGAGTTGATCGGGAACAGTGAACCCGCCCTTGGTGTTGTCGCCGGTCGAATGTGCAGCACGAATGAGCGGCACATTATGAGTATTACACCAAGCCCGCGCAGACTCATTGCCTAGTGCGGTAGCCGCAAACCATTGACCAACCAAATAGGCATCACGCTCATCCTTGAACGCCTTCAACTGTCCACGAACCGCACTGGACGGGACAACGAACGCTTTCGGCTTTTCCAGTTGCGTTTCAACTTGTTCCGACGCAGAACGGGCAGCAGCTTGCAATCGTTCCTTGGTTGCGGCGGCAATTTTTTGTTCGCGTTCGATGTCTTTGCCGGCCTTTTCAACGCTGGCAAGAATCGAATCAACTTCCGCGTTTTCTTCATCGGTCAAATCGCGGTTTTCAGTTTGTGCCAGTGCAGAAATCGCTTCCGCGCGGGCTACTTGCTCATCCTTCTTGGCAAGCAATTCTTTCAATCGTTTCGACATTTCTAAGGCTCCTAAACTGTCCGAGCCGTAAACGCCGAAAGCGACGTAGGCTAACGGACAATGACGTAAAAAACGTAATCGTCCGCAAACCCCGCCGCTTACAAGTTGCGAGTGATTGCAGTTATTCTGTTGCGTGAATCATAACGCTTTTTTGCCTAGTGTCAATCCTTACACTTGTAGACCGAATTGACCCTTGTTATGCCAAGGAGCTCGAAGTCAGGCAATGCCGCTTTGATATTCAAACGACCTCGATATCACTTTGGATTGCATCGGCGCCGTCCCCCGCCCCAATTTCACAGCACGAACTAACCCCAAAACGCTTGGCCAGTTCGTCTAAAATGCCAGATTCGCCAAATTGCCAACCTGCTGAGAAGTCCGCCAACGTGTCGCCCAATGCCGACATCGATTGCCAGCCCTCAATCTCGCGAGAGTAAGTCCTCATTTGATTTTCGCCAGTTTGATCTTGGCAGCGACGTTTCTGGATCCGGCAACCGCCGGGCGTAACAGATTAGCTGGTGTGTTTTTGAATCGACCTTCCGCAACCGCGGCAACCGTAGAAACCACGTTGCCAATTTCCGTTGCAAGCCCGATATCCAACGCCTCTTTAGCCGTAAACCAAGTTTCTGCGTCAAGCATAGCCTGAATCGCTTCTGCTTCGACGTTCATAACGTCCGTGTACGACTCTAAAACGCTGCCCGCACTGAGTTTTATCAGGTCGTTACCCCACTTGACCATCTCTGGTCCGGTGCCGAAAAACAGGCTTGCCGCATTGTGAATCATTACCGAGGCATTCTTTGCCACCAATCGCTTCTGGCCAGCAGCAAAAATCATACTTGCAGCACTCGCAGCCAACCCGTCAACGACCGTATTGACCCCTCCAACGTGCCGCTTCAGTGCATTGTGGATGGAAACACCCATGAACATATTGCCGCCATTGGAATTAATCCTGACCGTTACAGGCTTGCCGGAAAATTGCGCCAGCGCGTTGACAACTGACGCGTCATCAACCATTCCCAACCACGCTGGGCCGATATCGTCGTAAATGAAAATTTCGCCAGAATCTAAGTTGTAATCGAACATTGACCACCCCCATAAATCCAGCCTAATTGTTTCCGCTCGCTCTCGACTGGCAGAACTTGCGGCGAATAAAACGGATATTGACTCAAAAAACGATAAAACGAACCAGAATCAGCCACGTCAACCGCCTCGATACGCTTAAAAACGTACCTTGATAGATACGCTCGAACTGCTTTCAAGTCCGCCACGCTATCGACTTGCAACAATCTGACAGATTGGATCTCTTTCAAAACTAGCCAATCAATCAAATCTTGTGCGGATTCGAACGGCAGAGAAACGCCAAACGCCTCAACGTGAATCAATTTAGCACCTCATCTGCCAGCCTTTCGGCAGCATTGACTGGATTTTCAGGCTCGCCACCTGCGATAATACCAGTGATGGCGTTCTCGCAGTGCAAAACCGCTATGGACCTGTCAGCACCGAGGGCCTCGATCGCATCGCCTAACGTCTTTTGCCACTTCTGATAAAACGCTTCGATTTTCTTGATCGGCGATTCTTGTTCAAGCAAACTTTTAACTCGCTTCGACTCAACGTCCATCAAGCGGGACAATCGATCGACAACAGCAGCTCTAGCAGTGTCGTTTACCTGAATCGCTGGGTTTTCGAACTCATCACCACCGTCAACAGGGTTGTAGTCCAATGTTGCTCGTGCTTCGTTGCGGTTGATTACCTTTGCCTGAATCAACTTGGACAGCACGTCGGCTGTTGTGTTGATGTCAGTACGTAGCCAAGTAGCTCGGTTGAACTTGAAGTAATGCATCCCGCTGTCACGTTCTCGCTTTGTAAGCAACTTGGCACGGCATTGCGACTCCCAGCGAACTAGCCAGCGGTCAAGGCACGATGCAAGATAGGCCAATTGCTTTTGCTCAAGGCTGTTGTAACTCACGCTCGAATTGTCGCCAGGAATGTGCTGAAGACCAAACCACAACATAACATCCTGCCGCGAAAATTTACGCTGCTCGATGAACTGGGCGTCGACGTTCGACATTGCCAACACTGTAGCGGTCATACCTTCCCGCAACATGCCAACTGTCTCAGCATCGCCGTCAAGTTTATGACGTTCTCGAAACTGCTCTAAAAATCGCCTTGCCTCATCTTCATTCTTAAACGTGTTCGGCCGCCCTTCATGCAGCATCAACTTGCCGTTGAAGCCTTTTTCTAACTGCTTGTCTTGATACTTCTGACTTCGCAAGTCAACGCCGATTGAATCTTTGCCAACGCTCGCAATGGACTTCCCACAAAAACCGTCATAGCCAAACCCTTGGATATGCAAAACATCCGCGTCTTCCAGCCCGATCCACTTTTCAGGGTTGCCATCGTTCAACATTTCGACCATCGCTTCTCGATAATCGCTGCTTGTAATCGGCTGATCTTTGTCCGGCCGAGTGAAATGGTATTTCTTGCCTTCATGCATAACCGTAACGGTTCTATCCGGCATAAGCGGGATTAACTCAACTGGTCGCTCGCCGTTCCGAATGATTGCCGCACGACCATTGCCCCAACCTAACGAATGAGCCTGAATCTGCTCTTTGAAAACGTCAGCCGTCTGGTATTCGTTTGGCTGGTCTCGCAAAAGAATCTGAGCGGGATGACTACGGTCTTTCTGCTTGCCGCCTCCTTTACCCTCAACCATTTTGTCCAACGGCATCTTGGCCACGTCGCCAGAAATAGTGTTCATGGCAAACCAAATCGCAGCAGAACCCAGCATTGATTCGCTGTTGACGACCACCTTGCTACTCGGCAACAGGTCTTGAATCCATGAAAACGGGTTGTAGATGTTCACTTAGGGTTGTTCCTTAACTGATAAACAGGCTGCCACGAGAGCGGGCCGGTGCCAAACTTGCCAAACGCAACGCCATTAACACAGCAACAACTGGGTCAATCTTGTCCGCAGAATGCTTTTTGGAAGGCATCCAGCGGTCGTTATGATCTCGATCGATTACCAAATTGCCTATCGCCCAACGCAAAATTGGCTGGCTGCCGTCGTGTCGTATCTTTCGTTTGCGGATCAAGTCCAAAAACAGAGTCAATGGCTCGTTCATGTTTGCCCGCGTTTGGCTTATGTTCACCGGCTCGAACCCTTCCGCCTGAAGCTCTTCTCCGATTTGCTTTGTGTTCCAAGGGTCAAGACCTAACTGCCGGTATCCTAGTGTTTGCAACTCAATAGCCAATGAATCCCGCAAATCAGACGAAACGGACGAACTTACAATCAACTTGTCATTTCTGACCCACGATTCCCAAGGCTGTAGCGTCAAATCTCTTGAGTTGTCGCAATCAATAAAGCACCGGCACTTAACCTCGTATCGATAAACAGGCTTGCCGTTCTCATCGACTCCGTCTTCAAACCTAGCGACCAGCGCGTTAGCCCCCAAGTCAGACTTGCCGCCATTGTCCAATCCTCCACAAACAACGTCTGCTGTAGACCAGTCTGATAATTCTTCTTGGCACAAATCCCACAATGCCGGGTCAATCGCTTGTTCTGCTGAACTGACCTCGACATTGGCAAAGTATCGAGCAAATCTATTGCGAGCCTGCGGGCTAGTCTTCGCTTCCTTTGCCTGTTCTCGCAAGTATTCAACGGAAACGCTAACCCCCAAATTAGGCAGGGACTTTGGCCAGTTGCTTTCGTCAAAAATGTCATCGCCCTTATCCATCGTGGCAATAAAGACGAAATAGCCTTCTTCTTCTATTCGGCCATTTACAACTTCTGCAGCGTAGTCGTTTTCTTCCTTCCAAATCAATGACTTGTTGTCGCCAGCCGTTGTAATCGTGAACCGCAACGGCTGCTTTCGAGATGCCGAGCCAGTTGTTAGGGTGTCGTAAAAAGGACGGTGGATGTCCTTCCAGGCGTGCAATTCGTCAAAAATGATTCCATGCGGATTCAAACCGTCAAACGCCCTGTCGCTACCAAGCGGACGAATAAACGAATCGTGCTTTGCAAAGTTGATTTGAGCGACTCGGATATCAGAACGCGATGAAAGATACCGCGACTTGCGACACATCCGACCGGCTTCGTTGAAAATAACCTTCGCTTGGTCCGCCTTCGTTGCGCCGATGTAGACCTGAGCCTGCGCCTCGTTGTCAAAATCCGCCAAGATGATCGCGATGCCGGCAGCTAATGTAGACTTTCCGTTTTTCCGAGCTAACGAGCAATAAGCACGCTTAAACCTACGCGAACCATCCTCGCACTTCCAACCAAAAATACTGCCAACAATGAACGCTTGCCAAGATGACAAGACAAACGGGCTGCCAGCATACGCACCAATTATATGGCGAAACAGAACAGGAAACGCTTGAATAGCGTATTCTGCCGCTCTCTCATCAAAATAGTACGGAAACGAACCCGAACGCATCCGCTCTAAGTCTCTTTGATGCCGTTCAACCGCAGCCTTAACCAACGAACCACGGACAGCCCGGCCACTCGAAACATCCGAGAGGTAGCCATTCATCAAATCCAAAGATGTCGTTTTGCTAATCAATTCATCCCGCCGCGTTTTAACCACTCATCGAACTCGGTATCAGTTTCCTCAACAGCATCAACAGGCTTGACAATTCGACGACTGCTTGGAGTCAATCCTATCTGCCTGCCGTGAGACTCAAACACCCGCATCGCCTGTAACCGTATCTTCTGGTCTTCGTCAGTCATCGCCATCTCAAACGCCTGACAAGCCAAACGCAGAATCGCAAAATCAATCGGACGCAAAACATGCTCCAACGACTTCACCGCCTCATCCCAAAGTTGATTAGCAT